GCAACAACAAGCAGCGGCCGAGCAACAGCAACAACAGCAACAACAAGCAGCGGCCGAGCAACAGCAACAACAGCAACAACAAGCAGCGGCCGAGCAACAGCAACAACAAGCTTCTCCTGGTCAAGAACGAAATCAACAAGATCAAGAAATTAAACAAAAAATGGAAGAAATAAGAAATGCTCAAGTTTTTGTAAAACAAATGAAACAACGTGGCGTTAGAAATAGATCAATACAGGATCAATCTAAATATAAAAGCGCAGTTCAGTTAATTGCTAAAAATAAAAATCTATTAGCAAAAATGGGTATTCCTCAATAATTAATAAGGAAATGTTTAATGTCGTCAGAATATAAATATGATTTAGAAGATTTGATCAATTCTGCAATAATGCAGAAACCAAGCGAATTCGAAAGCGCATTTAATGACCTTGTCACTGATAGATTAAGAAGTGCTATTGAAAATAAAAAAGTAGAAATTGCACAAACTTTTTATAGTAGAGAAGAAGATTTTACAGAGGAAGAAGAATAATGAAATCTCTTAGAGATATTTCACCAAAATCAAAAAGCGATACACCAGATAAAACCAAAAAGCATTTAGAAGGCACAAATTCTTCTAAAACTAGAGACGGTTCTACAGGTTCCGATCCAGGCGTTGATTATGACCCTAAAGCGCCAGAAGATCAGAAGTTTGTAAAGCTTCATAAAACGCAAGAACATGAAGAACGTACTGGTAATAAAGAAGGCGTTCGTAATTCTGGTAAAGTAAAGTATTCTATGGACGATTCTAGAATGAAAAATTATGGTCATAAGCGTGGCAAAGACGAAGGCGTTTATGAAGCAGCAGAATGTAACCATACACCTGCCGGTAAAGATTGCCCTGTTCATGGAATGAAAGAATGCACTGGTTACGGTATGAAAGATACAAAAGGTTCAAAGAAACTTCTTCTTGGCGGTAAAAAATTAGACGAAGTTTTAACTAAAAAAACTTCAGTTTCTGCTATCATCCATGATTTTGTTCATTCAAAAAATCCAAAATTTGCAGGCAAAAGTGTAAAAGAACGTCAACGTATGGCCCTTGGTGCATATTATAATATGCACCCTGAAAAATCGCGCAATGAAGCATTTGATCCAACTGCTGATGATACTGAAGACGAAATCAGCATGGTAACAACAGAATTAAAAGCAATTATTGCTCATGCTTCTGACTTACTAAAAAATATGCCAGGTAATATGCATATCGCTCCTTGGGTACAGGCTAAAATTGCAAATGCAAAAATGAACATCAGTTCAGTTCATGATTACATTGTTTATGGTAATGTAAAAGAAGCCGTTGAACCTCTACTTGGCGAAGATGGTAAAAAGAAAAAGAAAATGAAAGAAGATGCTGGCCCCGGTCAAATTTATCCATCAAAAGGCGTTCCAAATAAAACAGCTAACTACGGTGCTGGTGATGGTCCCGGCGGCGATGTCCCATATCAAATTTAAGGAATGAATTGAATGGCAATACCTCCAATCAGTACGAACAATTATACAATGAAAACGACTCGCCCTGAGTCGGTTCTTCTGCCAACCAGAGTAAGAGATGTTGTTGGTAGAATGAAAGTTTCGCTACATCAAAATATCTATGAAGCTGATTTCGAATATGGCACACAACCATTACGCTGGGAAAATTTTATTGCAAATACAGCATCTGCTGGTAGTTATGCTAACGTAGCGCATCTTCCTGGTATGGGTGGTTGTAGATTGCTTGTAGGTAATAATGCTGGCGATTTAACGATCCGTCAATCAAGACCATATCATCGTTATCAGCCTGGTAAAACAATGTATATGGCAACTGCTATTAACTTTGGTGCGCCATCTGCAAATAATTTTCAAAGAGTTGGTTTCTTCGATGACAGCAATGGCATATTTTTTGAACAAGGTGTAGCCACAGCAAACAATCCATCTGGTATGTATTGCGTTATTCGTTCAGATTCAGGCACAGTCAATTTCAATGACGGTACATACGTTTCATCATTACCTGTAGATACTAAGTTTTCAATGGAAAATTGGTATGGCGATCCAGGCGTTACAACTATTGTCGATTGGACAAAAATACAAATGCTTTGGATGGAATATGCTTGGTATGGTGCAGGTTGTTTGCGTTGGGGAATAATGCTTAATGGCGAACCTTATGTTCTCCATGAAGTAGGTGCTGGTAATGGATCATATACAGGTTCAGGCCAAAAATTCCCATGGTCAAGAACAGGCAACCTTCCAGTAAGATACGAACAAAGAAATGTTGGTGCAACGTCAGGAAATAACGTATTAGTACATTTTGGCGTTTCGGTTCTCGTCGAAGGCAGACAAGATTCTCAAAGAGGATTCACATATTCTTATGGTAACGATAGTTCTTCATTAAGAAGAACCGTTGCTCAAAGCAAAGTTAGATATCCTGTTGCATCAGTTCAAATGAACCAGATGGCAAAGGTTGAATTTGCAGGAAATTCTACTTCAAATAATATCGTTACTGCATCTTCAAATACTACATATATTACAGTTAATGGTACTCCATGGACTGCTAATCAGTGGGTAGGAAGAATCATTTCTTTCCAAGGCACTGGACCTTCTTCAAATACATTTGTTGGTCGTATTGCAAATAATACTACTAATACTTTGTATATGACTGATAATATTTCAAATACGTCGCCAGTTGCAGGAACTCCTAATAGCTCATTCCAATATCAAATTGGTCTAGTTAATCGTGGACAAATTCTTCCACAGTCATTAATCGTATCGGCTGACGCTGCATGTCTTGTTGAACTTATTGTTAGTACAGCATCAAATCCAGTACAGCTAACCAATGCCGCTTTCGTGCCATTGAATACGCTTGGTTCGTTCAATTCTTTTGCATCAAGAGATGTTTCAGCAAATGCTGTAGTTGCTAATACTGGAGAAGTTATCTATTCGTTCTCTGCTCCCGCAGGTGGTTCAGGTCTACAAACATTCGATTTAACAAATTTATTTGCTCTATATAATAATATCAGAGGTAATGCTCCTGATATTTTGACAGTTGCTGTATCAACCCCACTCAACGCCGCCAATGTTGGCGCGCAGTTGGTTGCTCAAGAAGCAATGTCATAAGGTAAAAGAAATGAAACTTATTACAGAAAACGTAGAAGAAATAGAATACTTATCAGAAGCCAACGAATCTGGTGAGAAAAATCATTACATTAAAGGTATTTTTCTTATGGGAAATATCAAGAACCGTAATGGTAGAGTTTATCCTATTGAAATTCTTGACAAAGAAGTTTCTCGTTACCTAAAAGAAATGGTAAAAACAAACAGAGCTTTTGGTGAACTTGGTCATCCTTCTGGACCAACTATTAATTTAGATAGAGTTTCACACATTATAGTAGATTTGAAAAAAGATGGTAACAATTATATTGGTAAAGCCAAACTAACAGAAACTCCTATGGGAAATATTGCCAAGGGAATTTTAAAGTCTGGTGGTAAATTTGGTGTGTCTTCAAGAGGTTTAGGTTCATTGAAGGCAGGTAGAGATGGTGCAATGGAAGTACAGCCTGACTATAGAATCGCCACAGCAGCAGACATAGTACATGATCCTTCTGCCCAAAACGCATTCGTTGAAGGTATAATGGAAAATGTAGAATTTTTCTATGATGCAGCAACTGATTCATGGAAAAAAGAAAAAGTAGAGAACATCAAAAAGACCATGAAAAAAATGTCATCAAGAGCTCTTGAAGAACAAAAGTTGGCTATTTTTGAAAACTATATCACAGCTTTGACTGTAAAAAACTTTTTAATATAAATAATTTAAAATTAATAAGGAGACCATTAAATGTCTGTTAGGAACGAAAAAGAAACAGTAGAAGATAACTTCGATACTTCTCTTGAAGAAGCTAAGAAAAAAAAGATGAAGGCGAAAGATCGCGAAGAGGAAGAGGAAGAGGAAGAAGATGAAGACGGGCATGAACAGGGCTGGTCTAAATCAAATAAAAAATCCGAAGTTTATAATAAAAAACAAGAAAAACTTGAAAACAGAAAGAAAAAGCCAAAAATGATGGACGAAGAAATTGATGAAGATTTAGAAGAAGAAACATTAGCAGCTTCATCACTCCATCCTGCTGCTCGTTCTATTGCAGATCCAAAGTCTCTTTCAAAATCAAAAATTGGAATGATGCAGCATATGATGGGCGTAATGAATGGTATGTCAAAAGGAGACCTAACAGATTGGTTCCATAAGACTATTGCCCAGTTTGGCCCAAACAAAACTTATGGCGTCGGAGATAATTCTGGCAAAAATCAGTCTTCAATTGATATGCATCCTTCTCATGCAGTTTCCGCCAAAGGCCCAAAAACAAAAAATCCTATGCCAAAGCTCAACGTCAAAGAAGACGTAGATGCTATGTTTGAAGGTCAAGAATTATCAGAAGAATTTAAAGATAATGTTGCCACGCTTTTCGAAGCTGCTGTTAATGCTCGTATTATCGCAGAAACTGCCGCCCTTGAAGAAGCTTATGCAGAAACTTTAGAAGAAGAAATTTCTGAATTCAAAGAACAAATTACATCTAAGATCGACACATATCTTGACTATGTTGTTGAAGAATGGATGAAAGAAAATCAGGTTGCGATCGAATCAACCCTTCGCAACGAAATTATGGAAGAATTTATCGAAGGTTTGAAGAATTTATTCGCAGAACATTATATTGATGTACCACAAGAAAAAATTGAAGTTATCGAATCACTTGCGGATAAAGTAGAAGAATTAGAAACTAAACTTGACGAAACAATTTCTGAAAATGTAGAGCTTAGAAGTGCTCTTACAGAAAGTTTTGCTAATGATATTTTTGAAGAACTATCAGCTGATCTTGCACTGACACAACAAGAAAAGTTTAAGGCTCTTGCAGAAGGTATTGAATTTGATGGCGATCTTGATGTTTATACAAAAAAACTAAAGATTATCAAAGAAAATTACTTCAAACAAGATAGAACTTCAAATGTTTCTAATATTATCGAAGAATCTTTCGAGGGTGAAGTAGAACATAATGTTAACGTTGACCCATCAGTCAATCGTTATGTTCAGGCTCTTACCAGAACCGTTAAGAAATAATTTTTTATAAATAAAATAGATTATCCAATAAGAAAGGAAAATAAATGTACTTAGCCGAGGAAATTCAAAACAAGTGGGCTCCAGTCCTAGATCATGATGCTCTAGGAACTATTAAGGACCAGCATCGCCGTTCTGTTACAGCAATTATGCTTGAAAATACAGAAAAGGCTCTTCGCGAATCCGCTGCCCATGGTTCATATCAAACACTAATGGAAACAGGTCTAGAAGCTGCTCCCGTCAATGCTATGGGCGGTTCATCTTCAACAGCCGGTGCAGGTGGTATCGACACATTCGATCCCGTCCTAATCTCACTCGTTCGCCGTGCAATGCCAAATCTAATTGCATATGACATTTGCGGCGTTCAGCCAATGACCGGTCCAACCGGCCTTATCTTCGCAATGCGTTCACGTTATGGCAATCAGACCTCCAATACTTCTGGCGGTGGCGATACAACTGCTAATAACGAAACATTTTATAACGAAGTTAATACTCAGTATTCATCTGTTACATCAGGTGCCAATACATTTGGTCAGAACTTCACTGGTACAATTCCAGGCGCCACTAATACATCACCACTAACAGCTGTTAATACATATAACACTGGACAGGGTATGTCAACATCTGTTGGCGAACAGCTTGGTACAACATCTGGTGCAGGTAATGAATTCCCCCAGATGGCTTTCTCAATCGAGAAGGTAACTGTAACAGCCAATACTCGCGCTCTCAAGGCAGAGTATACAATGGAACTAGCACAAGACCTCAAGGCTATTCATGGTCTTGATGCCGAAACAGAATTGGCTAATATTCTATCAGCCGAAATTCTTGCTGAAATCAATCGTGAAATTGTTCGTACAATCAATATCACTGCTCAGCCAGGCGCTCAACAGAATACAACAACTGCTGGTGTATTCGATCTTGATACTGACTCAAATGGCCGTTGGTCAGTTGAAAAGTTCAAGGGTCTTATGTTCCAACTAGAACGTGAAGCTAATTATATCGCCCGTACAACCCGTCGTGGTAAGGGTAACATCATCATCTGCTCTTCAGACGTTGCTTCTGCTCTTCAGATGGCTGGTGTTCTTGATTACGCTCCCGCTCTTAATTCAAACAAGCTCGAAGTTGATGATACTGGCAACACATTCGCTGGTGTTCTTAATGGTCGCCTAAAGGTCTATATTGATCCATATGCAATCGGCGGTAACTATGTCACCGTTGGTTATAAGGGTTCATCTGCCTTTGATGCTGGCTTGTTCTATTGCCCATACGTCCCACTACAGATGGTACGTGCAGTTGATCAGCAAAGCTTCCAGCCCAAGATTGGATTTAAGACACGTTATGGCGTTGTCGCTAATCCATTCGCTCAGGGCTTGACAGTTGGTCGTGGCGGTCTAACGATTAGCACAAACTACTATTATCGTAGAATTATCGTCAACAACCTTATGTGAGGCACTATACTTTTATTATTGACGATAAAAGTTAATAGTAATATACTAAATAGAGTCAGGGGGAAACTCCTGACTCTTTTTTTATGTAGAATTATTATGGAAAAATATGGATTTGTTTATATTTGGTTTGTCAAAAACTTAAAGAAGCTTGGATCAAAAGAAAACAAAATATAAATACAATATAATAAGACGGTTTAAGCCGCAAACTGGGGAGCTTCGGCTCCTCTTTTTTTTATAAATAAATTATCTATATTAAAGGAATAATAAAATGATAACATTAATAAAAAATATATTCACAGGTGTAGATAATAAAACATTCGATCTTGGTAGATTGCTTTGGGCAAAAATGGCAATTGTTTATAGTGCAGTTACAGCTTATCATGTTTATAAAACAGGAAATTTTGAATACCAAAATTGGGCAATTGGCGCAGGTGCAATTTTAGCAGCTGGTGGTGGTTCATTGGCTTTAAAGGCTGCTACAGAACCAAAATCGTCAAATAGTACTGTTACAGTTTCTAAACCAACTAACTAATAGAGATAATTATGGCTATATATGATACACAACCAGAAAATAGAAATTTTCTTTCTCCATTAAATTTTCAATTTTCGATTAAAAAAGCTCCTAATGTTAATTTCTTTTTACAAAAAGTTAACATACCAGATATATTTTTAAAATCTGCAATATCGCCAAACCCTCTTGTCAATATCCCATATCCCGGCGATCATATAACTTATGGTAAACTTGATATAACATTTAAGGTGGATGAAGACCTTGAAAATTATCTTGAAGTTCATAACTGGATAAAATCTCTTGGTAAACCAGAATCGTTTACACAATATAAAGCAAT